CAACTTGTTCAAGACTTTCTTCCCAATTCTCATTGGATGGTTGATGTTTAAATCTATATGTATTAAAATGATCTTTACTCATCATTCCATTAGTACATATAAGACGGTATAGCATCATAGCAAATCCAAAAGCTTTAGAACCATCATAACTGTTCCAAAATTGCATTCCTAAGGCTACATCGTCACCCTGGGTAACCTCACCTGCCACATGATCAGATTTTAACGAATATGCGTAACTACGGCCGTTAAAGAAAGTTTTATCATGTACAAATTCAAGCTTAGATTCTTCTGCTACTTGATTTGCTGCTTTTCTTACATTATCATTATCTACTAATAGATAACTATGACCTACTACACCTACTTCTTTCCATGGGTTTATTGCCATTTCAGCAATTGAATCATCTTTTCCAGGTTCATGTTTCATCTGAACTGCAAAAGCAGATGATGATATACCATTATAATCTAATGGTACTTTTCTTATTGGTAAATAAGGGTTCATGGGGTTTTCTCCTTTTGTTTTAGTTTTGTTATATCTTTTTCAAAGATGTCAAGTACTTCAAGTATTCCGTCCAATTGTTCTATAACTCTTGTTCTGAAGACATTTATGCCATCTTTCCAATCAGCTTCATCAGCTAACTTATCTTGAAACATTATTTTATCCTTTGTCTAAATATGGCTTTAGCTCCATCTGGATCAGTTCTTATGGTTGTAATCTTGCCAGTAAGATTGGCAATATGTTCTTTTTCAATTATCAACCATTCAAGAACAGTGATATAAGTTCCTTTATACCAAGTTTCATCTTCAGGATTTAACCATTTTGTAATCTGTATCATTTTATTTCTGTCCCATTTACAAGTAGCTCTAAATTAAGAGTTTCTCTTTCTCTGTTGGCTGTACATACAACCTTTAAAGATTTGATAAGATTTTTATCATCTTTATATGGGGTGAGAGAGAGTACTTTATTAGCATTATAACCAATTCTAAATGATCCTTTTGCTGAGGTAATGTCCATACCTTCATGAAAAGCTTGCTTAGTTATTTCAGAAACTGCAAATACTACTACATTATTCTGAATAGCAACTTCCATCAAAGCTTGAGATACTTCTTCAACTTTCATATTATTATCATGTTTTTGTGATTTAAACAAACCCATATGATCTACCACAACTATTTCCGGTTTGTATGGTAACATCATAATTCGCTTATTTAATTCATGAGAATAACAACTATTATAATCTATAGTAAGCCAATCGAAATTTTGAGAAATTCCATTAGCATATTGAGTATAATGAGCTTTAAGTTGATCTTCATCCCAACCTTTTTCCATCATAACAAAACGCATCCACATTTGACGTGGTGACATTTCCATTTCAATGAAATATGTTGGACGTTTAAGTTTATGTATCCAACTCTGTAAGAGCATGGTTTTCATAGACTTAGGTGGTGCTTGTAGTATTACAACTTCACCTGGATATATAGGAAAATCTTGATTATATAATTTACCTATATTTATAGGATCTAAATCTCTTGTAAAAAACTCTACAAGTTCTTTTTCCATAGCCTTAGCATCCATCATGTTTTGAGACTTTTTAGATTTATACAATCTACAGCTAGACTGGCAATGTTTATCCATATGCACATCAGTACATCCATAATTATAACCATTACCATTATGGCCTACATAGCAATCAGTTACTATTTTATCCATTTCTTTCTTACTAAACGAATTATGTTCCTGATCTACACGTTCTCTCCAATCTTCCATAACAAGTCTAACTACATGCTCAGGATATCTCCATCGTAAAAATCCAGCTACACGTAAAGCTATCTGATGCCTTGATCCTTGTCCAGCACCAGTCATCATAGTCTGAATACATGGATACCATACAGGATCTGGAGTTCTACCAAGAGTGACAGTTTCAAATGTCTTATCACTTGCAATAACCTTACGTTTCAATACATCAAATACAGGTTCACATTCTAATGTAGTCCATTCATAAGTAGAACGTTTAGATTTTGCGAAATCTTGTATTATAGCTATTGTACTATGCAATTCTTTCTGTAAAAGAGGTATTTTCCATAGATTTGATTTTTGATTAAGAGTATTAACTACTCTTATAAGTCTGGTTTTATCGGATACAGATACATCTGCATATTCATAAATACCTTTAGCCATTAACTCATCTTTAACCATTAAATGAAGATTAGGTGCAGGTTTCCATCTAAAAGCAGATCCTGGTATACCTAGGTGAAATCCAGTACCAGAAAAATAAACTTGGTATGGAACACATAAATCATCTAACACAATACTTAATCCAATAGTTTTTTGTCGAGCACTTTCTGGATTCTCACCATCTATATCAAGAATAAATTCATCAGGCATATAAAGCATTCCATCATATGATGCAAGAGTTCCTTTCTTTTTAACATAATCAATTACATGATTATCATAATCCCATAGGGACATGAAAGTATCTTGTGCCATACCGGCCCATTTCTCAATATCGTGTACATCTCCAAAATGATGTCGATTTGCTAAACCAAAAGCAAATTCTTTAATCATTTTCTTTCTCCTTTAATCTTTCATAGAGTTTCCACATAATATCAGCAAAGATAGTTTGATTTTTTAAACATTCACGCATATCACCCATTTGAGTTTTATACCATAATCTAATTATATCATCAAGATTCATTGTGGTTTCCTTAAAAATTCTCTAGATCTTCTTTTTAAACATCTTTCACCCTCAGTCAATTCATTATCTGGAATATCATAGTATCCATCTACAGCTTTAATTATTTCAGTGGCAATCTCTAATTTATTTAGAGCTTTCCATAATTCATTAGCTATTTCTTCAGGTACTTTCTTTGCCATGCATTCTCCGAGAGGGAAAAAGGCTACATCCTTAATAATGTAGCCTTTTCATTAGGTTAATTAGAAGGGTACGTCTGCAGTACTAGTTGTAGTAGTATCTACATTTACAGTACCAACAGTATTGTTAGCAACAACAGTAGGATGTTGTTTAGTGTATCTTTTTTCAACACTATGCTTTAAACGATCAACATCATCAGCTGTCCAAGTAATATGTTCAGTTACCTGTTCAACAGGAGCTAAATCAAATACTTTACTATACTCTTTATCATTTGTTGTGCTTTTCTGTTTATAAAAGAAAGCATTAATACGAGTACCAACTAGATTAGTTACTTCATCATCATATTGAATTACAGGATCTTTACCTGTAGGATCATTTAATACAGCAATGATACCAGCACATGCATATCTAAATAAATTTGCGATATTAAATTCTTCATCAGTAGTTTTATTATGTACTGCAAATACCATATGATTCATTCCGTCAGGATAATCTTCAAAAGTAAGTTGTACAGTTCTTTTATCTATTCCTGTTTTATCTGTCCATGTACCTTCAACAGCAGTTCTAATGGTTAATTCATGCCATCCAGCATTATATTGACCACCACCTGTGTTTTTCTTCATTGTTTTTACAGCCATTTTACACTCCTTGGTTTTGTGTTAAAGTTTTAGCGTGATTTTTTGTAATACCTTTATTAGAAGCAGCATTACCATCATCATCGTATTGAGCTATACCTGTGATTGCAGATAATCCATATCTACGACCATATGTAATAGTAGAGCCAATACTTTGAGCAGTAATCTTTTCTATAGGCATTTTGAGTTTGGACTTGATCCATTGACCAGATTCATGTAGCAACATAGTTGTTACAAAGAATTCTCCTGGCTTGGAATCGTTCCCTTGAATTACAGATAATCCATATTTTGTTAAATGTGGAAATGATGATTCAATTACAGTATGCAAATCAGCATAACCAGAATTAAAGAAAGGATTTACTGATTTCTTTTCAGCACCTTTCATCTCAGATTGAGCTTTTGTTAATGCAGCTGCAAGCTTATCAATCTTATCTGATTTCCAAGATGTATCATCATTTTCAGGAGTAGGATTAACTGTAGAATTTGTAGTTTCTTCCACTTTAGGGTCTCCTTGTTATTAGGGGTTATTTATTTCTCAGATATTTACGTTTAATAAGAACCATCATTCTGTTCTTTATTATGTTGATAAATTTCTGTGGTCGTGAATCATTTAACGAACGAAGGTATAACTCTAAATAAGATTTTATTACTATATCTTCTAGATTTGACTCACTTTCCATAGTTGTAAAATACTGTGATGGGGAGCACATTTGCAAGCATTATTTTGACTTTTTTTCGCTTTCTTTCCATTCTAACTTTATATTATAATCATTTGCTACCTTATTAAGCAATTGTTTAACATAATATCTTTTATCTGATGTTAATTCATCAATAAATCCTTCAGCGAAAAAGTATTCAATAGCATCAATACATTTCTGTTTTTTAACTTCATTAATCATTTTTTATCTCCGTTATTTCTAATGTTAAATCAGCAGCATGACGTAAAAGCTCATTAGCCATAATAATTTCTCTAACATGTTCTACACTTTTAGCACCAACTTTAATAGGATATGAAATTAGTACATCATACATCTTTATTTCACTCATTAAACATATCTCCATACACGTACACCTTGAACTTTACCAATTACTTCATATTTAGTAATAAAACCTCTATCTGCTAAAGTAGCATCTTTCTTCTTACCAGTAGCTCTTAAATCTCTACGCCAATCTTTAGACCATCTTTTTACAGCTTCTACACTTCTATTTTCTACAGAAAATGATTGTCCAACTTTCATAGTTGCAAAGAAAGTTTTAGCTTTAGCTTTATATAATGCTAAAGGCCCTCTTTGGCCTGCTACAGGCATTTCTACTTTAGAAGTTAATTCACCAACTATTTGTGTTTTACTCATTTTTTCAATCTCCTTATATATTTTTCAGTTATCATTGATTTGATAATGGGAGTTACTCCCCCGGTATTCTTCTCAGAAAGTTTCCGGAGGAGCTTATTAGCCCATTCTAATTGCTCTTTGCGACTAGAAAACTTACGCATTATGTCATTTTAACAGGAGGAACATAGTTAGCATTACTTGATATAGCATTCCATGTTTGTCCAGTCTGTAT